TTTGACATTGACTATGTCAGGCCTCATCCATCTTTACAATATAGCGTAGAAAGTTTTATCTACCTTAACGATCCTTTAGGTGAGGGTGATGAGAAGGTAGGTTGTATCTATCACTCACAACATCGTACAAAGTATTCTATTCAATGGGAGTGGGTACCTGTATCTGATGAGTTTCAATGGCGTGAGTATGACACCATTGAAGAATGTGAGGAGTATGTGTCACAAAACATTCTGAAATGGTGGTCACAGTACCTGCCACTAAAGAATGGAGACTATTATCTGCCTCAGGGCAGTGATCCTGACCCCTCTCTAACTGCTAAAGATCGTAACCCTTCGCTCAACTAATCATGCCTTTTGACATCTACACTCTTGATGAACATGGTCTTGCTCATCACTCACTGATTAAGTTTAAGATGCTAGTCAGAAACAATTACATACCAGGTGATATTTTAGAGAAGATTGAAGATGAGTTAATCCCTGCTTTGGAGTACATAGACAATTGGGAACCCTCTGATGCTGACTTAATTGAAAACAATTCCTGTGGCATTCCTTATCACGATGGATGCAAGTGATGGCAAACTTTACAGCTAGTTACAGAGATTACACCCAGAAAGATATAGTGACACGTAGAGAGATTCGCATCAAAGCGGAAAACTTACGTGACGCAATTAATGTCTTTATTAACAACCATCCACACGCTCTCCTTTATTACATCCAAGAGGTTTAATCATGGCTAAAAGATTCAATGGCTTCAAGGGTTTTGTGCTGCAACGCGGTATCTCACCGATAGATGGTAATCCGTTTGTTGTAATCATGACAATTAAGACCAGTAATCGCAAGACTGGTCCTATGTTTCAAGTCTGGATTTTGCGAGAAGATATAGATCCAGTGGAAGCAATTGCAAATGGAGAAGATTACTCAATCTGTGGTAATTGTTCTCATCGAGGGCAATACGATCCCACGCTCGATAAGTATATAAATAGAAGTTGCTATGTAAATCCAGGCCAAGCACCTTTATCTATCTGGAGGGCATACAAACGTGATGTTTATGGTCAACTTTCAGACTTAACACCAGAGATGATCAAAGGTAACAAGATTAGGTGGGGATCTTATGGGGATCCGAGTTTAATTGCTCCCTCACTGTTTCACACTATTAACGAACACGCTGATTCTCATACAGGTTACACTCATCAATGGCGAGAACCATTCGCACAATGGTGCAAAGGCTATTTTATGGCTTCCTGTGATGGATTGGATGACTATCTCAACGCGTCAGCGCATGGATGGCAAACGTTTGCTGTGATCCCCAAGCATTCTGTGGCTTATAGCGGCAAACTGTGCCCTGCCACGGCTCCCAAATCACAAGCTACCTGTAGCACTTGCACCTTATGTAATGGTTCTAAAGCTGACGTATATGTAGAGGCTCACGGATCTGGTGCCAAGCATGTTTAAACAATCTGCTACAGACAAGCGAGCCATCGCTTTATTTGTCACGCTTGTTTCTGTATGGATAACAGTTCTAGGTGCGCAGAAAAGCGAACCTGTAGTTGTTATCTTCGCTGCGGCTTCAGCTATTAACGCTCAACGTTTCATTCGTAACCCTGACTTATGACAAACACTAAGATCACCCTTCCAAAGATCAATCTCAACGGTACTTCTCCAGAAACTCTCTATGACGAGTACAACTGGGCGGCTATTTTCGTCCGAAAAACTATGCAATCGATCACCGCTGCTACTTTCCATGGGCGTGACTTTCAAGGCAACCACCCTGACGACTTCAACCAAGCACAATTTGAACGTGCAGAAATATTAGCTAAGCTTGACGATGCTCTGGATTACTGTATGGCTTGGATGGAAAACGCTAACGAAGCGATTGAGTCTCGTGAGACTAAGTCATGACAAATTCAACGGTCATACCTGACGTTTGTCCTAGTGGAGACGTAAGTTTTAGACAATCTCGCCCTGGCTTTATTTCACTTATAGCTCTTACATCCAAAGGTGAATCTTTCCTTAGAGATGCCGCTAGTGACGGTTTGTGCTTGTATCATCTTGGAGCTTATCACCTAGACGCTGAAGACTTTGAAGAGTCGTTTTACGATTCTCTTTGGCGAAAAGGTGTGCGTCCGATCTTTGAGCTTTACGTGTGACTTTCACTCGCATACCTTACGATCTTTATGCACTTGACACACATGATTTAACGTATCATTGCCTTGCAAGGTACAAATCTCTCTCAATTGCTTCGGGTACTCCCACGGAGACGAAAATTCGTCTTAGGCGGTTGATACCAGTGCTTGAAAGCTTTTTAACACGTAAAGAGATTGCTTGATGCCTAAACACAGCAAGAAAACCAAGAAACCTACAACATACAAGCGAAAACCAGGAGCTTTTGACCGATTCACGTGTTCACAGGTTGACACAAAAGGCGTCAAGATCTTAGAAGACCAGTATCTTGATGTAGTTGACCATGCTCATCAAAAAGCACAAACAAAACCTATTGACGAATTTCTATGACATTCTCATTCAAACAATCGACTGCAATTGAAAGCTACTTCGAGTTAATTTCCAAAGATGGGGAACCTTACGCCTCAATCATCGAAATACCGTCATCCGGTACATACTTCGGACAGGATGTAAACGGGCTAAAAGTAGAAGAAACTACTGTGGTCGCAGTTAAAGCGGCTCTCTTCAATTCCACGCACACTAATCCAAGTTAATTATGATTCCCGATCTCATTGACTCTTACGTAGAGGCTATTAATTTTATGCTTAACGGGCTTTCTGTTGAGCAACTAGATCAACTTCATCAAGATGCGGTAGCCAAACAAAATGTTGTTCTCGAACGAGAGTCTTTGACAGAGAAAGAACAAAGTCTTTACAACGGGCTAACTACTCTTTGTGTAGCCATAAAGAGTAAAACCTTTGAACGCGAGTTCTTTCATGCGAAAAACGAAAAGTTACCTTTTTAACCATGGCACGTCGAGCACAATCTTGGGCAACCAACACAGACCAAACGATTGCCCGAGCAAAGTCAAAAGCTTTTGAAGCAATCGCAAAAAATGATCCTTCAGGGCTCACAGCCCTAGAAAAAGCTTTTTATGAAGCTAACACACGTAAACACAAAGCACCTAGACCATGAACTTCACTAAAAAACTATCAAACTGTACACCTTACCTTCTTATCTTTATAGCTGGTTTTGGATTTAGCGGCCTAAGTCTCGCGTCTCTTCAGAAAATTAGTAATAGACAAGAAAGACAATTTTGTTCTACTTCTGTGGCCCCTCGTGTCTTGTTAGAGAGTAGGTCGACTGTAGGGACAGTTTATCAATGCTTCCCCACGCCTCAAGTAATTTCTAAATTTGAATTTAACTTTGATCATGATGACTTCTAAACAACTAGAGCCTTTTTACAGCTTCAACCCAAAGTTATCTGTGTCGGCTCTTCGTATTTTTTTACGTGTCGCAGAGGCTGGGATCCCTGGGGTGCATCAAAACCAGTTAAACAAGTTATTGAGCATGCAGCAATCAACCATCTCACGTCAACTATCTATTCTTTGCTCCCGTACAGAAAAAAATTGTCCTGGTATGTGTCTCCTTGAGCGACGCCCATCCAAGATCAGGAGTGATATGAACGTGATCCACTTGACGGAGACGGGCAAAGAAGTCTATGACCTTTTGACCTGTGAAGGTTAAACTGATAGCTGTATGTTGTCATGGCCGTGAGTGTTCTCCCAGATCATCAGATAAAAGAACTATGTTTAGCGGGAATGGTCAAACCATTTGATCCGGCTCTGTTAAATCCAGCGAGTCTCGATGTTCGTCTGGGTAATGAAGTGTTAGTCGAGACAGAAGCAGATGAAAATTATCGAGCTGTAGATATTTCTAGCTACACAGCACAAGCGCCTTTTTATTTGTCACCAAATGAATTTGTACTGACTCATACGCTTGAGAAGTTTTTTATTCCAGACTGTGTTGCAGCTCAATTCGCTTTAAAATCTTCGTTAGCTCGAAGTGGTTTTGAGCATTTGTTAGCCGGTTGGATTGATCCTGGGTTTAACAATTCTGTTTTAACCCTTGAATTAAAGAACGCTAGAAATTATGGTTACTTACCTCTATGGCCAGGTAGGAAAATTGGTCAAGTGATCTTTATGGAGATGGCGAGTCCTCCTGAAAAAAGCTATAGCGTCACAGGAAGATATAACAACGATTCTTCTGTAAGTCGATCGAAAGGCGATCAATAAATTTAAACAAGTAAGGAACCAAGAAATTATTCTTGGTTTTTTTTAATTTCTAAAGTCTTAATAAAGATAGATGTAACAAACTGACTATTTATTTGTTGCTAATCTCATTGTAGAAAAAGAAATTATTTTTAGAAAATCTAAACATACTATCGCGTAGTTTAATACCTTGTAACTAGGGTTGACACCATGCGTTAGATCACGTACAATTCTCATCAGGTGGCACCGACCTATAACGTGGCGCACCATCCTATCTCATTACAAAACATGACTCCTGTAACAACCAGTAAGCTTCTTAAACAGGGAAGACTTGCAGCTGAACGATTCGATGAGTGCGACCTAGCACTAGCCGAGCTACATGATGGCTTTGGGAAAACTTACGAAGCTTCAAGAAATCAATTGACTTCTATGCTTGAGCTTGCAGACTCTACTGGTATTGATCTTTCACAATTTAAAGGAGACCAATCGCTTTTTAAGTTTGCAGACCTTCGCACAAACATTGTCGTTCGGATCGATAAACTTCCCACGGCTCACAAAAGTCTTGAAGCAGTCGATAAAAAGATTGAGAAACTTGAGTTAAGTCTCAAGCTTGCGAAAGAAGAGCGAAAGCACTTAGTGACAAAGCTTTCACTCAAAGGAGCAATCGATTTAGTTACAGCCAAAGTCATCACATCTTTCCGTCGCATTAAGTGAACACCATGATTAATGAACTCTTTCTAATCCATTGCTCCATATCTGCTTCTGTTAGGCAGAGCGCTCAAATCAAATTTAAAGACTTGAATTTGCCTGAGGTTGTCGTAGACGTTCTTAAAGAGCGAAACTCTGTACCGATCCGATCGGTTTTGTCGAACACGCTAAAAGAATTTTTATGTGACCTTAGAACAAAACAGAGAGCACTCTATGACGAGTGTGCAATTAACAAGGGGGATATTCACTTTCTCCATGCTGATCATTTTGATAAGGCAATGGTGATGATCTATGACATCCGTAGCTTAGCTAAAGAGTATAACCATCAACTACAAGAGACTTGGTCAGTCGAGTTTGCTCAATGGTCCGAGACTGTTAATACTCTGATCAACACGATGTTTGATGAGGGTTCTACAGAAGCTCGTTTAGCTCATAGTGCATACATGACACTATTTCCTACCAAGGAAGAGATTCAAAACGCTATTCAGGTATATGTTGTGGGACCAAATCCCGTGAGCATGAGTGTAGTGACTGATCCAAGCAATCCGCAGGCTCGGATTCAGGAAGCAGCCTTCTTAAACACTACAGAAGTTTTGGACGCTGCCAAAGAAGGAGCAGCAGATAAAGCATTAAACATTACAGCACAACTACTTGATGACTTGGATGTTAGATCAGGAACTAAAGTTGGCGACCGTCAGACTGGCGGCTCGGTTCGCAGAGGTTCTTGGCAAATCACAGCGCAGAATTTAGAACTAATCTCAAAGCACTGCGTTGGTTTTGAAGAACTAACTAACCTCACAAAGGATCTCTTGACTGTAGGTAAACGCTTACAGTCAGCTCATATCCACGAGAGGCAAGATGCTTATGTGGAGTATATGAATCTGAAAGATCAAATTAAAGAAGAAGCTCAGACAATCATCGACAACAGGAAGAGCACCAAAGGTCTTGAAGCTCTTCAAAATTCTTTAAGTCTCTCTAACACTTATGGTGATTTAATTAACGCTATCGCTTCTACAGAAGAAATTCATCAGTTAGAGGAGCTAGAAAGAAGAATTAATTTAGAAGAAACGATTTATGTGCAACGAGCTAGACAGTTAAAAAATCTTTTTACTAAAAGAACTGAACTATTGTCTGCTCGAAATACTGACATCGATTCTTTAATAGCAGACAGCACACCTGACGACTCTGTGGATTTCTAATCATGAACAAAACAACCTTCGCCAATCTACAAAATTTTCGTGCGTCTCTGAATGCCAGATTTTTAGAGAGAGAAGATGTTATCGATGGGCTTTTAGCTTCTTTGATTACCCGTCAAAATGCTTTTTTGTTTGGTGCTCCAGGTACTGGTAAGTCTGAGTTAGTACAAGCTGTATCGAAAGGATTTGATGGTTCTAAATTTTTTAGCTATCTCCTCTCTCCTACGACAGATCCATCAGAACTTTTTGGTCCTGTAGCTATCTCAAAATTACTAGAAGACGAGTACACCCGAGACGTTGACGGATACTTACCCTCGGCCAACATTGCTTTTTTAGATGAATTATTTCGCGGTAGTTCGTCAGTTCTAAACTCACTACTCACCATCTTGAATGAAAGAACTTTTAATAACGGAAAAGAAGTAATCAAGACACCGATTCAATCGATTGTCGCAGCTACAAACTCTTTTCCATCAGAGGAATCTCTTCAAGCATTTTGCGATAGATTTCTGTTCAGGCCCACGGTTGACTTTTTAAGGAAGCCAACATCAAAAAGATCTTTGGATCGCTGGGCATTAGGTGTCGGTGAACCAAGACCAGTTTCCGAATCAAAACTATGTTACGGAGATCTGCTATCGCTCCAAGAGGAAATTAGTTCTATTGAAATTAATGATGAGTTTTTAGATAATTTTCACCAAGTTATGGCAACACTGGCTGGAAGAGGCATTCAGGTTAGTGATCGACGAAGAGTGCAGATTTTAAAGTTTATGAAGGGTTGGGCAATCGTTCAGGGTGACACTGAGTTAGTCTCTGAGCATTTACACAATTCACTTATCCACATTGTTTATAGAGACGTAGAAGACATTGAAGTTATTAAAGATTGTTTAGATCAAATAATCCCTACTGCAAACAAATTGTTGTTAGGGATCAAACAAGCTCACTCGGGTATATATTCGGAATACCACGCGCTCGAAACAGCAGGGGATACGCTTGCTGTTCTTAATACAACAGTTGTAAAGCTACGAAAGCTTCATAGAGATCTCTCGACTCTTGAAGAGAAACTAAGCGTAATCACAGAAACGGGGAAGTATAAGATAAGCATAGAAACTGCTGGAAATGCAGTAAAACTAAATCGTCAACTTGTAAACCTAAAAAGCTCTATTACAAAATCTATTGCTAAGTTTTCATTATGACAAAAGCTAAGAACTTTATTCAACTGACGAACGACGAACCAATTTACTTGAAAGTTAATGCTCTCACTGATTTTTTATGGAGTGACTTTGTTAGAGATAGAAATCCACTTGTCACATACATAGAGGAAGTACATAACATTAAGCAAATCTCTCGCTTAGGCAAAGAGCTGTTTGATTTTCTTTATAAAGGTGGGGATGTTGACACTTTGTTTGATGTAAGTGAATATGAAAGTTATCACATAGCTTTAGAAGATGAAGAACAACCAAAATTACCTGTCGGATATAAACCAGAAAATTCATTTTGGGTTCAGCTTTTTATCAACATTATTGAATCTCCTTGGTGGGAAGAACTCAAAGTGATGACCGGAGGAGATCAGATCTTATCAGGTAACACTGCGATCAATATCACAAATAATATTGCCGAAGAAATCAACGAACGTTCAGAACAGTTAAAAGATATTCAACAAATTGCAGATGACTTAGAGATAACAAGAGAAACTTTTAAAGAATCAGTAGCTAAAGGTGATGGTCATAAAGCTGCGGAGATAAAAAAACGGGGAAAAGAGCTTGGGCAGCGGTTAGAAAAATTAGCTAGCAAAGCAAACAAAACAATTACAGAACCAGTACAAAAAATAGTTAAAAAAGCAAAACAACAAGCTGATCAATTAAAGAAAGGGCTTGATTCTTTCGGAGATCAAACGGGAGTTGGTTATTTTGGTAATGACCTCAGTGAAAAGAAAGAGTTAGCTAAAAAACTATCAAAGGACAAAGGGCTTATGCTTGTCATAGATAGACTTGGTGCTCTCAAAAAAGCATGGAGTACTAGGAAAAGAGCTGTTAGGTATGGGACAAATTATGACGAAATTGTGGGCGCAAAGTTTTCTGACGAAGTAACAAAAGCTTTTCCGGTTGAGCTTGCTTTAGCTGCCACACGAGGAGGTAAGGCTTTGTTCGCTTTAAAACTTCAACAAAAAACTCTACTCGTGAAAGAATACGAGGCAAAAATACAAGAACTAGAGAAAGGTTCAGTAGTTATGTATATCGACGTGAGTGGTTCGATGCTTGGTCAAAGGGAAACATGGGCAAAAGCTATTTCTCTTGTGGTAGCTAATGAATGCATGCAACAGCATAGAGCAATAGAAATTCATTTGTTTGACACAGAGATCCAGCAGAGCATAGTCTTAGATAAAGACAGACAAACTAATATGGAGCTTATAGATTTTATAGCTACTTGGACAACGCGAGGGGGTACAAGATTCGGATGTGTACTGGACCATGCGGTACAAAAGAAAACAATAAAAAACAAAGCAGATGTTTTGATGATTACTGACGGTCAGTCCGATACACCGCATGCTTTTATTAAACGATTATTACGAGAAAAAGAGGAGCACGGTTTTCAATGGACGAGTTTTTGTATCGGAGATAATGCTACGGATAGTTTGGAAGAATTTAGTGATCAAGTTTATCCAGTAGATATAGAAAATGATTCCTATAGTGCGAATCTTTTTCAAAAATCAATCAGGTAAATAAGTATGACAAATATCAATTAAATAATGTATTGAGGTGACATGGTGAGCACAGTGAGCCAACCATAAAGAAACTATAAAATTAAGTTGCTTTAATAATTGACTTTAATATATATTGGTACGGTACAGACTTTTACAAATGAAACTTTCATTTAAAATTGGTGAGACAAAGCTTGACGAAAGTGAGGCCACGGCTCTCATCTCAACTACATCCAGTCCTTCCACCCCTTTAGTGGTTGATATCTCTGATCATGTAGACCCAGCAATGTTTAATGCTAAAAAGCTATTCAACCTAAGTGTTGAATCAAAAAATCCTGTATTGGCATCTCTAGCCGCACGGTTCGCTATCGACGGAGCACCAGCAAAGAAAAGTTCTACAGGTAAGCGCCCTTATCGTAAAGGCACAAGAATCTCAGATCTCGATCAAACAGAAGTTTTTACAGATCCGGGAAAGGTTGTCGGAAGACTCTCAGACATCAAATCAATCCGCGCCGTTGGTGCTGTGATGATCTTGAACGGACTTAGTTCCTCTGATAATAGGTCTGTTCGTCGCTTAGCAACTAGCGTCGTCAACAAACTAGCTTTGCATCCTGATGTGTCTTCGGAATGTGCGTGCTTCCGAGGTTTTGAAAAGGACGAAGAAGGTTTTTATCGTCCTCTTGCAAAAGACCCTTCACTCGCACGTAACATGTTGTACCACACGTCTCCAACGTATACAGCAATGCGGGATGGCGCTAAGCTGCTTAAGCAATGGGGTTTAATCTCTCTTGAACCAACCATTGAATATGGAACTATTGAAAAAGACAATGGTAGTTCTGGTAGTCAACTACGTCGCACTGTTTACAAGATTAGTCTTACCGAAATGGGAAAAAAGGTAATGTCTAAGTGGGACGATAGCCTTGACTTTATTGCTATTCGCTGGACTCGTCGCAACTGAGCTTCAAGCGTTCAACTTACACGGGGGTGTGAAAGCACCCCTTTTTTCTTCCAATGAAAATCTTCTACGCAACAACACAAGAACAATTTGAAACCTCTTTAGAAAAACTTCAAGATATACCAAAACTCTGCCTCGACTTTGAGACCACGGGGCTTGATTCCCATGTGGCTAAACCGAGGCTTTTACAGCTATGTACAACTAAAGAAGACGAAGAAGATAGGACTGTTTATGTGTTAGACCTGTTTAAGGTTCCTGACATAACAGGACTTAAAAATTTGATTGAATCTCGCGAGATGCTTGTGGGTCACAATTTAAATTTTGATTTTCAGTTCCTTCTATCGCTCGGTATCGACTATAAAAATAAGGTGTTTGATACATACTTAGCTGAAAGATGCTTACGTGCAGGGTTTAAGGAAAAGAGGGTTAGTCCGCAGGCTCAGAAGGTTTATTTTGCTGATGTGTCTTGTTCGCTAAAGGCAGTCGTAGAAAGACGTTTAGACATTGAACTCAGTAAAGATCAACAAGTTTCTGATTGGAGTCAACTAGAACTAGACATCAATCAAATTACATATGCAGCAAAAGATGTAGACATTTTACCGAGTATCGCATCCGCTCAGTTATCTGAATTAGCTGGAGAATCTTTGCTTGATTTGTACACTCTTGAGTCAAAATGTGTCCGCCCTGTGGCATTAATGTGCCATAAAGGATTTAACGTAGATGTTAGTAAACTGATAGCACTAAGAGAGGCTATTCGTTGTGAGTTAGAGGAAATAACACTAGAATTTTGCACTCGGCTTGATGCCGATCTACCTATCGACGAAAAACTACCTAAGAGAGACGATGGATCACTCGCTATCGGCAAGAAACCTAAGAAAGAATTCAATCCAGGGTCTGGAGCACAGTGCATTCGATGCTTCCAATCCTTGGGAATCGAATTACCGATTGCTCCAGGAACAGGAAAGCCGACTCTTAACCAGATCCAATTGGCGGAGTTCGCAAGCCCAAGTGAACTTCTTAATTTGTTCAGAAAAAGAGTCAAGGTTGAGACTCGCTTGGAACACACTGAAAAACTTATTTCTAATGTAAATCCCATCACCCACAGGATTCATTCAGGTTACAACCAGTACGGAGCCAACTCGGGAAGGTTTACTTCTTCAGGGGCAAAGAAAACAAACGCAAAAAAAGTAAAGAGTCAATTTGCAATTAACGCTCAACAAATACCAAGACACACTGAGTTTCGAGAGTGTTTTATCTCAAGAGAGGGGTATGAGCTGATCATTTGTGACTTTAGTCAGATTGAACTTCGCTTAGGGGCAGAGTTAATCGGTATACCTCAAATGATAAATGCTTTTCAGAAAGGTCAAGACCTACATACGGTCACAGCTGCTTTGATCTACAAAGTTCCGTTGGAAGAAGTACAAAAATCTCAAAGACAAGAAGGAAAAACTTTGAACTTTGCTTTGTTGTATGGAATGGGTTTTAGGAAATACAAGACCTATGCAGCACAGTCAGGCAACTTTATAAGCCTGTCAGAAGCTAAAATTTCACACCAAGCGTTTCATAACGCGTACCCACGCCTTCGCCAATGGCATAGAGAAAGAGCTGCGATGGTTGAAGATGGTTGGACTTATGTAAGAACCCCAACAGGGAGAAGGCGTTTGCTTTCTTACGATGACGCTTCGATGTCTGCTTGTGCCAATACATTGATACAAGGGGCTGGTGCTGATATCCTTAAGCTGTCACTAGCAAAGTTAAATCCGTACCTAACTGATGATGCGTGTCTAGTCGCTTGTGTGCATGATGAACTTGTCCTTGAAGTAATTCAAGACAAGGTCAGTGAGTACAAAGAGATATTAGAGCGCTGTATGAAAGAAGCTGCGGAGTCTATCCTCAAAGTGGTTCCTTCAAAAGCTGACGCATCTCACGGTACAAACTGGGCAGAAAAATGAGTACAAAACGAAATCGAATGCAGCCAAGCAAACTGAAAACAGGTGACAAAGTTGCGTTGAAACAAACCAACAGTGTTTTCTGCGTTAGTTCCTTTTCTTCTGATGCGGCAAAAAATGCTGCGTCGTATATACAGAACAATCCTCGTCAAGGTGTAGTAGCTGAGGTTTACATTAAATTAAACAAAGCTGGGCATCGTCGTCACCACGCGAAAATTAGGTGGGACGATAGTCGTGCATTATCCGATCATGAGCAGTCAAGGCTTGACTTAGTCGCCGCTGCTCCTGAAGCACAAGAAATAAAGGTTGTTAAAGAAAAACTCAAAAACAAAGTAGTAGTAGGTAAAAAAGAGAAAAAAGCACAACCAGTAGAGATTAGTAATTTAGAAGAGGTAAAAGATAGAGAAATATTTACCGCAAAAGTTAACGGCTCTTATGTCGGTTGTGTTCGTTTTGAGTATGGGATTTGTATAGCTGAAGATTTATGTGACACAGGGCTAGCAGCAGCAAATAAAGCACGTCACATGAAAAAACAACTGTTTAAGTACGAAAGCGTCATGTCAAAAACAGAGACACTTAAAGAAAAAGATAATACTTGTGTTACTACTCAGATACACAAACGTACACGAAAACCAATAACACGTAATAACAAGGTATCGTGTTATAGAGATCTATACACGTTTGCAGAGACGAAAGAAATGCCTCTGTTGAAATTTAAAGAGGTGTGGGTTGTGACTCAGGGCAACTCTTTTGTTAGCGACTGCTTAAACAGTCGAACAAAAAAACTAGTCACTCTTAGTCCACACAAAAATAAAGCTAAGTACTTCTATAGCCACGAAGAGGCAAAGAATATCATGAACGTTCTTAAAGACACTGTAGGTCCAGGGTTTAACCTGCAAAGATTCTTTATTAAAAGCTAGTAAAATAGATCAGTTACTGTTTGATCAAGAGAATGGCTACTCGTTACGCTGGAGACTTTTTTGGAGTTTCACTTGAACCAGCTAGTAGTGTCAGTGACGATAAGTCAACTCTTTTAGACTATTTTCCTGAGCTAAGGAAAGTACAAGAAAGAAAAAATGGAGACGTGGACTCTGGTGCTCGTAGTTTTAGGGGCAGGCAAGCTGTATCGCCGTTTACAGGGTTCAAAACTTTGGAGGCATCAAACGAAAACCAGAAAGCAGCTCCTGACTTTTTTGGTTACAAACAGTTTTGACAATTAGACTTCACCCGAGCACAAAGGCCTTCTATGTCTGACATAACCGATAAGTACGAAAAGTTCAAGGTGCCTTTCAGTACAAACGAGAAGCATGAGCCTGAAGAGTTCGATCCGACAACTGATGGAAATATTGCCGACCCTAGAAACCGTCATAGGGATAAGGTGTTAGACGCTATATGTGATACTCATCCAGGAGCACCGATGTGCAAGGTATTTGACTAATAACTGACGATAATGCACTAAACTTAAAGCCTAAGGTTAATTATCAGGTATGGCTGACTCCGTAACTTTCAAAGGTAAACCTGGTTCCAAAGGCTTTGGAAGACTGGCCGGAAGTGCTTTTGGTTTAAACCTAGCTGACTTGTTTAAAGACGATAACGAAGAAACGTCTGTAAACTTCAATGGCTTTGTAGCGCCAACTAAACAAACTAAGACTTTCTATAAAGGTCAAAGTCCTAGAACAATGACTTATAAAGCTGCAGCGCAGCCTACTCGGGAAGTAACTGAAACAACGGGTTCAGAAAGCAATTTTTCTCTATCAAGCACTAGTAAAAAGGCAGCAGAGGCAGCAGCTCCGATACCAGAACCAACTAAACCAAGCCTTAAAGATGACTACTTAGCTAATTTCTCTAAGTATGACCAGGGTGCTCAGAATTACTTTGGTGGTCAAGATGTTGACTACCTAAGAGGTCAGGGAATGTCTGACTCTGATATTAGAGATATTGCTGAACAACGATCTACTGTTCAAGAGTTACCCGCAGCTGTGTATCAACGTTTAGGTGGTGTAACTGCAGCTGAACTGTCCACGCCGAGTAGCCCTGCTCCTCAAACAGCTGCTAAAAATTATTTGTCTGGTGCTGTAGACGTAGGTGCTCAAGGTATCTTCGGTGGTCAAGATGTCAGAGCACTCTTAAGTCAAGGTGCAAGCCAAGATGAAGTACGCGCAACCGCCAGGGCAATTAGAGCTGCAGGTCAAACACTACCTAACGCTGTCTACCGCGAACTGGGTCAGTTCTAAACATAACTAACTCCTTCCGGGTTTGCAGAGCCAATCCCAGATGCGTTAAATTGCAAAACTTACAAAATATGAGGTGCGGCGTTAGTCACACCTCGTTTTTTGTGTCATCATGTTTTTAAAGCGTATAGTTATTTTGTGACGACAAAGTACACCTTAGTGATAGATAAGGATAAGGCTAAACTAAAGATATTAATAACTGCTAATGACGGAGGTCACGCTCAAGCACAAGCAGCTGATATCTCAAGAGCACTGAAAGCAGATAAATTTTACCTTGGTTATGAACTATGTCCGCCGACATATTTATCGGAACTGTTTAGAAGATTGGCATATAATGACTTTTCTCATAAACAGTGTGATTTGTGGGTTGGGTCTTTCTGTAACCAAAATCCTATAATTTATACACTAAAACAAAGGTACTATGTACGGCCTATGTTATTAGATTACTTACAGATCCATAAGGAAGGGTGCGTAAAACCTTCGTGTGGTAACAAAATGTGTGTCAATCCTTACCACAACTCCTACAAAACTATGAAAGCTTCAAAACTTGGTGACGCAGACCGAAATATTGCTCTAGTATTTGCTGGCCAAGGCGTCCCTGTCAAAGAGATTGCTAAGGCTTTAAACGTAAACCGCTCAACGATCTACCGAACCCTAAAACGTGAACGTATTCCTTCTGGGACTCAGGGTCACTGACACAGCGGCAACTGAAGATGGTGTGACTAACGTCATCACTAGCTCCTTGCCACCTAGTGACAAAAAAATTCCAACCAAGGTGGTCCTTTCTATGAAAGCCGACCACTACGTTGGTAAGCTCTTAAACGGCTTAACAGAAAACGAAACAATCCTTGCGATTGGTCCTACCAAGGCCAATCCAGATGGAGTTTTGCAGATGCAGCCGATTCTTGTGGCGACGCAAGGTAACTGGGATGATTTACTTGCGATAAATCTGTTTGTCGCTACAGGTGGTCTTGGTCCTATCGCCACCGAAAAGGAGCTGGGAGACAACACTGTGACTAACCGATCTCTTGCTTGGCAGGATGAAAAGAAAGAAACACAGTGGTTCGCACTATCCGGCTGGAACAAGCTTTCTAAGGAAATGGCTGAACTGCCTCCTGGGACTCCGACCATTGCTGTTGGTAGCTTTACGTCATCTGAAAGAGAAGACAAAAAATACATCAACTACGGGGTCTCTAAAGTTTTATACCTTCCTAGAGGGTCTAAACCTGCACCAAAAAAAGCAGCTGACCCTGAAAAAGGTGTCGTTTCAAAAGCCGCTCTAGGTTCACTCGATTTTTCTCTCTAAACTAACGGAATTTTCTCATGGTATTTATCGCTGGCAAATTCAATGCAGAAGAAATTCTCTGTCAACTACCACCGCACACGTTACGCATCGATCTTCAAGCACGTCGCTGGAAATCCGATAATGACCCGGACTCTGCGATCACCGACACGAACGACAATGGGATACCGATTGAGTTCATCCTTCTTGGTTTCACACCGTATTTCGGCAACCTCGGAATGCGGACGCATGAAGAGTTTATTCGTATTTCTTACATTGGTGTCACGCCTTCTCATCGTTTACTACCTCCACGATGCGTTTGTACTAGCATCATCAGCGGCAAATCGTCTCAAAAAAACTTTATCTCGTATTTTCAAACGCTCTACAACAACAGGATCAATGTAGGAGAAGTAATTACTTCTACGAAATTTGTACAGCGATCATTCAATGAGCGTGATCCTGTGACAGGAGCTGATGGAGCAAAAATCAACTACAACGTCGTAGAGTTCAAAGACCGTCCGGCTCAGAACGATGATGAGAAAAAACTCATCGAAGACGTTGGAGCTTGGCTCGAAGCTTCAGCAGATCTCGTGGCGTCTGCACTACGAGCTGTTATCCCCGGTTCTAATCTGGTCGAGCTTCCTATGGGAGAAGATCACGAAAAGATCAAAACCTCGTTCATCGATCAAAACCCCAAAAGGTTAGAGGCTGGAACACCGCAAGGTTTAGCTGCTCTTCCTGCTGATGCCGGTGTTCCCGGTAAAAAAGTTTCTGCCCCTCCCACAGCAGATGCGGGTGAAAAGAAGGAACTGACAGACGCACAACTTAAAGCCCTAAAGGACGCGGGTTTGTCTGTGTGACGTAAGCTTTATCTTGGGGGAGATAGGCTCGGAGTTCTCAGGCTTCGAGTCTTTTTTTGTGTTTAATCTTCGTAATCTATTAAGTCGCCAAAACTAGGCAGAGGAAGATCATGCGTTATAGAGTAAAGGACGATCTTTTCCAAAAGCCTTCCCCTTATAAGATACGATAAATGAATAACCTCAAGCACCTCGCGAGCTTCAGTCTTGTTAAGGTCATATAGTGCGTCCATAAACACACGGTGTCCTAGGTCTTCCTCCAAGGACAAATGGCTCCTTAATTTTTCAACCAGATCATCTCTAAGCATGTCTAAGTTTTACAGAGTTCCTTCTGGTATTTTTAATCCTATAGGAAAATGCGAATGGTTTAAAGGTAGTGTCTTACTCCCTTTAGACGTTACAGGAGAGCTTAAAAAACAAGTACAAGAATTTAGTAAAGATGAAGTAACTATAAATGAGTCAGAAGAAAATGTGACAGACCTTGACTGGTGGGCTCAGTACAAAAACCAGATAGACTGGGTAATTGCTATCACTCAAGGTAACAAAGAGTACACGCAGTGGGTTACAGACTGTGGTGTTCAGGTAGCAAGAAGAGGAGTCTGTATTCTCGATAGGCTGACATTTTTGGAGCCTACAAAAACTCGAGAGAACTTTCTTGAAAAATTTGCGTTGACAAACATTAAGGTTCTTAGTCCTCGACCTGCATTTCGTGCAGATGAGATAAAAGCAAAAGACTCAGTAACTTCTGCGTGGTTTGTGTTTACAGACGCCGGAGAAGCGAAAGTAAGGACAGCGATAGATTATTCTATAAACTGGCAGAACTCGCGGGATCTAAAACTATGAGAGGGAACTTCAACGACAAGCTTGAGCGCTTAATTACACTCCAGGAACAAACCAATATAAAACTAGATAAATTAGCTGGATTGCTTGCTGGTAATCAACTACTTACCGAGTGTGTGGACCCTGGGGGTCAAGTTAGAAGTGCAGATGAGTGCGCAGAGGTTGTGTTAGAAGGATTTAGTGCCGCTCTGTGTCTTATGGATGAATTAGAACAACGTAATAAGCAATATCAATATCAGCAGTCTGAGTTTTTTTTAGAAGAACTTGAGGAAATCCCAAACAAGCAAGATTAAAAAATTAGACTAAGCTAATTAAAATTACACAATTATTGTGTCTGATACTCGCGTAACGATTAATGGAAGAAGACACTATATTTGTGGAGGAGTACCAAAACCTCTACCTTCGGTTACGTCTGTTCTAAGTGCCACGGCGACTGAAGCTACGAGACAGAAGCTAGCTCATTGGAATTTGATGAATCCAGGGGTTGCAGACGCTGCAGCTGAAAGAGGAAACTGGATCCACAACAGCGTGGAAAATTACTTACGTGGGTTACGTGTCATCCCTCCAGACAATTATCTTCCTTTCTGGGACGGTGTTCCTGAACTATTAGATGACTTGCTTGAAGGTGGTCGTGTTCTGTGGTCTGAAAAACCATTTAACCAACCAAGCTGGTCTGACTATGTAGGAGACGACGGAGTAGGTAGAATTCATTACTACGACGAAAACACTGGGTACGGGTACGCGGGTTGCTGTGACTTAATTTATATGAACAGTAACGCTGAAATAGTATTGGCTGATTTTAAAACAAGTAATGGACCATATAGTGCAAGATTTCCAAACAAAAAAAACAATTTAGACGAAAAAACAAAAAAAGCTTTAATTAGTGGAGTTTTTAAAACAAAAAAAACAAGATTACAATTAGCGGCATATAAAGCAGCAGCTGAGGCTTGTTTAGGTATTAAGATTGAAAAAACTCAGATTATTGTTACAACAGCTATCAAGGAATACAACACTCAGATATTTACATTCGGTCCAAACGAAGTTGAAAAAGACCAGGAAGCTTGGTTTCAGGTGGTTGCAGATTATTATGAGTCTGGAAAAGCAGCTTGAAGAGCTTAGACTCAGTTTCGTGCAGCTGCTGTAAGAGCGTTCGCTTTATTGTTTCTTAATAAGATTCAGTAAAAACCATGGCATACTAAAGGACACAGAAGAACATCATGCACTTTATTTGCTCAGTTAATGAGGCTGTCGTCCCTCACCTCGACGAAAAAACAGGGAAGATTGAAGCGGGCGGAAACTTCTCAGCTTTTAATCAAAATTGGCGATCGGTTCAAGCTAACGCTGAGCAGATAAAATCTTCTGTAGGAGCCAAAGCAGGTTTATGTGCTTGGCATCTCCGGGAAGGCAAACGAACTCAGGGATCGACAGGAGTCATCGTAGCTGGTCTCATTATTGTCGATATAGATAATCAAGCTGATGGAAAAGGACCGAACGGAGAAAAACTACAAAAACAAGAGCTTACAGTTGAGCAGGCATTAAGTTTAGAAATATGCAAAAAATACTTAACTTGTGGTTATTACTCACCTTCCACGTCGGAATCTTGGCCTCGTTTCAGGCTTGTCTTTGGTCTTGAACACTCTATATACGATCCAAATTTTTACAGTTGGTTCTGTAAGAAAATCTATTCACTCATCCCTGGTTCAGATGTAAGAGCAACTACCATCCCCAATTTGTTCTACGGAGCAAAAAATATGGCTGATGTGTTTCTGGTATCTGACAATTTCATACCAAAAACTAAAATAGACGATGCTTTTAGGGAATACAACGAGGCTCCAACTCAGCTCCAAACTCAAGAGGGTGATCCAGAAGAGTATTTAAATAAAGTGACACTGCGTAAGAATGGTCTAGATATCGAACGAGTTGTATCAAACACAGTGAGTTCTGTGTTACAGGGAAACGAGGTAGGCGACCGAAGTTCGACCATGGCTGCAGTTTTTAAAGAGCTGATCGGGTGGGCAAACTGGTGTAATAAGAACAGTATTGCTCTGTGCGCAACACCGCTCTCTGTGAGCTATACTGCATTTGAAAACATCTATGGTTACCCTCATGAGATTGATGGAAAATTTGGGAGGATTCTTAATTCAATTAAGAACCCAGACGAGCTGCAGCCTGCAGTAGCTCTTGCTTCAGACTTAGGAGAGGTTGGAACCTGGAAAAAAATTAGACGCGTAAGTCGTTCTATCTATGACACCCACGCGACTGATGAGATCAAAGAATCGGTAGCAGAAGCAAAGCGACAAGAAGCTGTTAGCGCTGTTATGGACATGAGTTCGTTTGACCTAAATCCAGTCAGTAAAACAAAAAAATCAAAAACACCTTCAAAACCCATGACAAGTTCTACAACACCTCAAACTCCTACTCAATTAGTAGCTGCGCAAGGTAATGCCAGAAGAGAGTTTTCTGAAAACGACGTAGCGGACATAATTGTTTCAAACCAGGGCGATCAGTTCTTGTACGACAGTTATCTTGATCAGTTTTATCACTACGACGAAGATCTAGATATCTGGTATCACCAAGATGAGCAGCATATCAAACGAAGAATTGTAAAAGCTTTAGACACTTTTATTTCTGCTGGTGTTCTTGGTAAGTATAATGCTGCGACAATAAGTAGCGTATTTTCGATTTTAAAGTGCAAGCTGCTTAAATCTGCAGATGGCGGAAGGAGGAGCATCTGGACTAAATCCAGAGGGTGTATACCTTTTCAGAACGGAATTTTAGATACGTCCACGCTGGAGTTTGAGGCGGGGTGTAATAAGGAGCTTTACCTTCGTCACAAGCTTGCTTACTCCTATAACGAAAATTCTCACTGTCCAGAGTTCATGCGCTGGATTAAATCAGCTTTAGACATAGGGCAAGAAAAATTAATTCAAGCATTTGCTCGCGCATTACTGACTGGTTATACAGGAGGTGAGAGATTTCTTCATCTGGTTGGCCCTGGCGGTACAGGAAAATCAACAATGCAGCAGTTGATGATTGCGTTAGCTGGTTATCACGGTACACATACATCAAGTTTGGAAGTTATCGAGACCAATAAATTTGAAACATACAACTTGATTGGTAAGAAACTACTTCTACTTACAGACGAATCGAACTACAACAAGCGCATGGACGTACTTAAAAAGCTAACGTCAGCATCAGATACACTTAGAGCTGAACGAAAATATGGTAAAGAGATAATCAGCTTTAAGCCTGAGTGTCTTGTGTGTATTGCTAGTAATGAGCACATTACGTCAAACGACTCAAGTAGCGGTCTTGAACGTCGCCGCCTGACAATCGTCATGGACAAAGTAGTTGACCCCAGCTCTCGAAAAGAGTTGATTAGTGTCTACGACGACAGGATTGAAGGCGCTTTTGTAAATGAGATGAGTGGGATTGTTAGTTGGGCTCTTACCATGGATTACGCAACGATGAAGGACGTTCTTGCTAATCCCACGAAACATGTCCCCTCTTTGAACAAAAACAATATCGAAGCTCTTCTTTTTAACAATCAATTTGTCGCTTGGCTAAACGACTGCTGTCTTTATGCACCTAATACAATCACGGCTGTTGGTGCTGGTGCGCGTAAACCAAATGCTGACGAGGGTGAAAAAGGAATGTATGTTGCGAATGCATACGGTGCTCTTTATCCTAGCTACGCAAACTTCTGTAAGTCTTGTGGTTATAAGCCTGCAGCAAAACATCGTTTCGTTGAGCGCACTAAGGAAGCTTGTGTGAACATCCTGAAACTTAATTCCGTTAAAATCGTGTTAAATGACGGTATTCCTTCTATAAAAGGTCTACGTCTCAAGCCATACGATGTAAACTCTGATCGAGCAACACGCGGTTCAGAGCGCCTACCTACCCCTGTAGAGTTTGCGCAAGATCCACACACAAATAACTGGGAAACAGCGTTTCAAAAGCATGACAAAGCCTCTAACTAACCTCGGTCTTTCCCTAGGACTAAGTGCCGCTGTTGGGATTACCACGGCGTTTGTATCTCCTCAATATGTGAGTGCTGCCTTTGTCTTTGCTGGGGGACTCCTCGGAGGAACTGCACTAGGCAAAGATAAAGAATATAAAAAGCTACAAGAGACACAGATGGCAAACAGAGTCACTGGTTGCTTTAGTGCTTTATATGAAAGTAATCGAGGGATTGTTGATCCAGTCCAACTTTCGTTCATGGCGAATGTTCCTTTATCTCAAGCTCATAATTTTCTGACTCAGTTGGCTGAAAACGCTGATGGACAAAAAGTACCTGTGAAAACAGGTGCTGGTGTAGTTTTTGTCTACCCTCACGCGCAAAGTGCGTTGGACGAATTAACCACTAACGCAAAAAAGTGGGCAGAGAGTCAAACACAGGCGATGGCACAAGACCTAGATCAGCACAAACGTGCGTTGCAGTATCTGCAGCTTCAACAAGCCGCTAAAAATAATCAGGCTATGCCAACATCAGTTCCTGCTCCTCCGTCTCCTTGGGAAAACGTCAAGCCTTAGTTAAACAGTGCTGAGAAAGTCCCAACCTTTAAGACTTTTATCTTCTGAGTTTTTAACAGCTGCAATAATTATCGGAACCTCACAACTCAACACTGTGCCAATAGAGCGAGCAATATCTCTATGTTCAAGCTGCGTTTCGTCTTGTCCTCGCAAACCTACGTAGTGGATAAACGAACGAATTGTGCCAGCAATGTGAATTTTTGTGGGCGTGTATAAAGGAAGCATATTTCTTGCGCATTCGCGTGCCACGCCAGAACGAATCATATCTTCGTAAAGATCGTGAACGATGCCGTCAAAAATTTCGAGTCGATCCCAAAACTCTTCTTGGAGTTTCATGGGTATCTTGTCAGAACTGCTCTGCCTATTCTTTTCGGCTTGAAAACGTAGATCAAATCGAAATGGTTTTTCCTCTAGATCTAATACTTTCTTTGGGTCGCAGTACCGTTGAGATAGTTCTTGAAAAGTAAAAGTTCTATGTCGCAAAATTTGAGCAGAAATTGCTCTTGTCGTAATGACCTCAAAGGAACAAGAAGCCTGCTCAAATACACTCCAATGACCGTGTTGTATACAGTACTTTAAAAGTCCCTCATACTTGTCTCGCTCAGGATCTTCTGTAGACACTCTTGCGTGTCTTGCTACTACCTTTTGAGCATCTGGAGTGATCCAGTCAAGTTTTGCCGTATGTATCTCAGCCAACTAGCTTCTGGGGAAAGTCTGTTGATAGCGTAGCCGAGCAGTAATTTCAGATGGGTTTGAGATCATTCTCTTAACGTCAGCAGGCCCAGCACCGCCGAGACGCATACCAGCCATACGCATCTGTTCAGATTGAGAAGACATCATTTTTTTGGACCTGAGGGTAGTTGGAGAGGTAAACTATCGGGCATCATGTAATTCTGCGGAATTGTATTCTGCGAAGTATCAGGTGTACTCAAGAAATTTTGAGTCGGAAGCAACGTTAAAACACTGAGTTGATTGCGAAGCTCAGGGTTAATTTCATTGTTAGCCTTAAGGAGGTACTCTCCCTTAGACATGTCCATCGGTCTCTCAGGAATGATCAACTGGTCGCGGTGGTTATATCCGGCTGGACCTGTGATCTGTTGAGAAGGAACAATATTTCCTTTTTGGAAATCAGTTGGGCCAACAGGTTCACGAGCATACTCGCCACGATCCTTTTGAAACTGAACCATTGTTCTGTTGACATCATCCAAGCTCGTGGCTCGATTGATTTCAATCGTCTCACTTGAGTTCTGATAAGCCGCTGGAATAGAAGGAGCCAAAGATCCAATCGGTTTTACTCGATTAGATGTTGGGCCTAGTCCACCTGGGCGCTGAAGAAAATTAGAACCATCCATGTGCTTAGTCTAACTCCCTCTTTGGTTATCTTTACGGTTAGTTGAAGCACTTTTTACGCGAAGATTTGAAGGCGAGTTATTACTTGGATTTGAATCTTTGTGATCCACATCCTTGCCATCTCCCTTACGTACCAGTCCTTTACGCTCCATATAACGTCTAGCTTTATTTCTAGCCGCTCTTTTCTTCTTAACTTTTGCAGTTCCGTCAGTTACCTCGTACTCACGTTTGTAGTCTCTTTTATAGGTCAAGGACTACGTTGCTTCTCTAGTAATTCTATCAAAAACCATAAACACTTCTTCTAGAGAAGCAAAATCTTCCGCTACACCGTCACGTATCAACTCAAAAATATCATTTTTAAACCTGGCAGCTAAACCTGTATACAAGCCGTCGTCACATCCGTAAAACTCATAAAGTTGATTCATAAACTTGGCTTTACGGTTTTCTTTTTGTACATCCCAATCTGTCGGTACGCTTCTCTCTTCCACGAGGGTCATCCAAAAAGACAGACTACATCACGAAGCAAGAATGCACCATCCACTGTTACTTCCTTCTACAAGCCATCTTGGTCCGAGGTTTTTCTTAGAGTACAAAAGTCCTGCACCGTTCTGACTGACATAGTTCCCGCTAATTAGATCCAATTCTCCCCAAGGATCTTGTACCCACAACTTGCTTCTGTCTGAAGTGACGCCATAAGCTACGATCCAATGCCCTCCGCCAGAAGGAGCTGATACAGAGCCGTGATGGAGAATTCCTAGAGGTACAGGTATACCTTTTGCAAGTTGAGCTTCAATAGTATCCCAACTAGCGTTTTGGCTAAAAGTAGATTCAACACCAAAGTGCTTAAGTGCTTGAATCTGTACGGAAGCCTCTGTTGTATCTCCATACTTAAATACTTCTTTAATGTACTCGTCATCACCAGATATAGCTGATGGTTTTAACGTGCTTAAGAGCATTGCGCAACTACTAGAAAAACAAGTACGTGATGCATCCCTGTAATTATCTCGCTGAGAGTAATAAGGAGTTTTAAGTTTGATATCTGCGTTAGCAGAAGCATCAACAGTCTCTACGTCGTTAATAATTTTCCAATGCTGAGGCCAGATCCACCATTCTTGATCAGCTTTAGCTGTTAGAAAGATTCGATGGTGTTGCTCTCCTGCATACATACGGACTTCTGACCACTCCCACGCGGATCCCTTTGGTACGAAGAGCTTGTCTTCTGGTTCTAAGGAACTTGAGTTCAGTGGTTTTCGTTTAAGCCACGTGTCCTGTAGTGCCAAAATGCTTTTAGACAAAAGTGGATGCTTCACTTGAGTTAAAAATAATTTTTTTTCTTCGGCCCTCCTTCTCACTAAACCAGGAACTGGTTCGTCCGACCCAGCTTTAACCCAACGAGAAAATTCACTAGCAACTTCAGTTTTATTGTTACCCGCGTTTAATTTTTTAAGAAGTGTGGATTGAGCAAAAGCTGTAACACCTACATTAAAAACAAACGAAACAAGCGAATCAAACTCATTTTGATTTAGCTTAACTTGTACAGAGTTATTTACACATCTTTGAGCACTCTCTGTGTCACCAAGCAAAAGACTTTGTGCTTTGTCTTCTGTAATTTTTAAACCAGGGTACACGTCCTCTCCTGTGTGCCCGTAACCAATTGTTTCAACACCCGCAACATCTTTATAAGAAATTAATCTCAAACCTTCAAAGTGCTTGATTAAATCAAGACCAATATTCGACAGATTCACTTGTAACCCTTAATTTTGACTCATTCTTACCCAAAAAACTTGGAAAAACAAGGCAAAAAACCTGCATTTAACTGCGTGACTACAGCTCTCCTGAACTTCTCAGGAAAGCAACTCACATCTTTGTTCGCCGTGGCTTAATTAAACTTAAATTGTGATTGTAACTCTGTATTCTGCTTCAGAACGACCTTTACGGTTAACGTACAAAGTTCCTTCTTCGCCGGAAGAAACAGAAAATTGAACTTCTGTTGCTAAACGTCTGGTTTTCTTAGGGTTTGTAAGGGCAGCTTTTTCGGTTCCATCCGCTCCGATAACGGTAATACCACTAACAGCAAAAGCTTCGGCATCTAAGTTATAAGTTACAAGCCCTGTGGAACCGTAAGTAATCTTATAAACATCAGAAAGTGGAAAACTTCCGTCTCCAGCAAAAGTGCGGTAAGAATTTACCGTAACATTGGATCCGTCTTCTGTACGGATCTGTCCAAACCTAGTAATACCAGCTGGAGCAGCTCCAAGCTCTCTATTAAAAGTAGTTTGTGCCACGACAATTCTTAGAACTATCCCTTAATAATAGCGTAAGTAGATTAATATACAGAGGTCTACCTTGTTTACCTAAACATGTCCGGTAAAAGAGATTTAGATACAGCTAGGACTTGGGGCCGAGAAATAGTAAAAACCCATCAACTGCAAAAGTACACGTATATAAACACTAACGCAATTTTACCTTTAGTAGATGTAACAGAAATACAGGCAGAAGCTCAACCAAAACAACTAACTATCAGCGGGGTTATGCACTCTGCTATTCAAGATAATATTATTTCGGCAGCAGGAGTTTCTGCAAGCGGTTCGACTTTTAATGGAACACTTGAATACCAAGGTGGTATCAATCTAAAAAACACAGCTAGTGGATTATATACTTTTTACGGTACTACAGGTAAGGATGCAGCTATCGTACTTAACTGCGAAGTCAACACACATGGTGTTACTTTAAAAGCGCCTCCGCATAGTGCTTCTGCCACATGGACTTGGGTTCTACCTCAAAGTCAAGGAACTGCTGGTCAAGCTCTGCGTAACGACGGCAGCGGTAATCTCTATTGGGGATAATGATGACAGATAACTCTGACCTTACACAATGAAGTACAACAAGATCAACGCGTTAGTTTATGAGCTAATAATGTTTTGGTCACGTTTTTCTCCAAAAATAAAATTTCAACCTTTAATCGCTAAAATTTTAGAAAACTGCAAACCTGATTGGGTTGAGTTTAGAACAGAAATAGTTTTAAAAGAAGTAGATGAGGACGTAGAAACTATAAGAGCTTTATGGGAAGCAGAAGATAGAGAAAGAAATAAACCTATATTTTTAGAAGAAAAACCTGACGGCTCAGAAGCACAAAAATTACTAGGTGGTCCTATGAGAATTAAAAGCTCTTGGTGGGAAGGTAAACACGAATCTTTCAACAAGCCTCCTAAACAACCTTAGATTTACTTAGTTTTTTTATACGCTTGTGCTTTCTTTTTAGCTGAAGTTTTTACACAGTTATTCACCATTTTGCCAGATTTACCTCGTTTCATTCCTTGCTTTTCGTAACCAGGCCAGCAGTTTTGTGAACTCATGAGGACTCCTTAGATTTTTTGTAAGATCTAGCTTTTTTAGAAGCTCGCTTTGCGGTTTCAGTATTAGACACATGAGTATTCACAGGCTTACCTCTAGTAGCTCGTTTTTTCTTTTCATCCGTAGCACGACGTTCTTCCTTGGACATAGAAGCCCACGCTGATTTTGGTAGGTAACGCTCTGTGCGACCTTTTTCTCTTGCTTTATCGGCCATAACCACCACCAGTTTCAGGTGTTACTTCTTTTTGTTGGGCACGAATTGGACCCCCAAAAAGCCATGCGTCGCAGGTTCTAGCTCCTGCACACTTGAATTTAAATAACTGACAGTAACCTAAATTGGAAAGCTCCATAACCTCTCTAGGGTCAGCAACGTTTGTCTCATTAATCCCTTTCTCAATACAACCGAGGATTACATCAGATTGATCAAACGCGGCGCAGTTACCGCACCTAGCTGTTTTTACTGTTTCCAAATTCGTGTTCCAAAGCTCTGCTTTTTCTTCCCAAAAACCAGGATCTGGGACAGCAGGATTTAAAGGACCATACCCGTAGTTTTCTATAGTCCAATCTCTATTTTTAATATTTTCTTCAATATCAACAGTCGCCAGAGGGCACTTACTATTCACCTCTGTAATTTTTTTCTCAAGCAGAAGCTCACTTTTATTTCTTTTCATATTCCTCCTTTGTCTGCCAGTCTTCTTTTGACCACTTAGACAATTTATTTTTTGAGGATTTTTTACCTGAATACGTACCCCCCGCATCCTTGTAATATTTTGTAGCTAACTGCATTGCACGAGCACTGTGCCCTCCCATTTTTTTACGTGCCTTAGCTTTAGCTCTTGCCCACTTTGCGGGGTCTCTTTTTTTAGCTGTTTCAGCCATTAGTTCCCACCTGAAGTGTTTCTTTCTTCTTTACGATTCATTCTACGTTCTGTTTTGTATTTTTTTGCACGTGTTTTGGCACGAGTAGCCTTACTCATCTCAGCTCGACGCTTGCCTTTCTCTGTGGACTCATACGTCCCCTTCTTAAGATCTCCAGACTTTTGAAGAGTAGAAACTGCAATACCATAAGCAGAGTCTTTCGACATACCAGGATCTTTTTTCATAATTGACTTAACCGCGTCGTCTAAAATATCCGGCATCTGAAACTTTCGAGCTAGACTAATTTTATCTTATTTACAATCAAATGTCGTTCACTGACAACTGGTCCGAAATCGTTGCTGTGCTTGGAGCACTACACATACTCGCACTAGCGGTTGTTAATGCCACGCCGACTCCAAAGGATAACGAAATTTATGGCAAGGTCTACAAAATTGTAGAGAAACTCGCTGGTATCATTCACCCAAACGTAAAGCAACGCTGACCTAAGCGGTATTTAACCTAAAAGATTGTCCTTCGCCTAACCAGCTGTAATAAGAAGGTGTATAAGGTTGATGCGCTGGTTCGTTAACCCAATTTAAAATTTTCTGCTCTCTTTCTGGAGTCCAAAACTCTTGCGCCCGATACCACTCAAACCAAGGTAAGTCAGTTTTTAAAAAGTTACAGTCTGCACACGCTCCGATCAAGTTGTTTTGAGTGTGTTTTCCTCCACGTGAGCGAGCAATCACGTGATCTAAGGTCATAGGGTCACTAGACCCGCAATAAGCACATTCAGGCCAAGCGTCAAGGATATTTCGTCTAAATTTTTTTCGAGCAGATTTTTTTTGAAGACAACTTAGGTTAAAAACCAGCTCGTTTTCGCTCACATAAAATGCTCGCCTATTTATATTTTACAGGTAATCATCGAGCCCGCGCTGAACGGAAAGGATGCGAAGCAAAAGCGGCATATATAAATGTATCCGTTGTGTTTAAATTTGCACTTTGATTATAGTGTTTAAACCCATTAGAAAGAAAATCTACATCGTATGAAAATTCAGAATCAGCCGTATTAGCCCATAAACCTTCAGTAAGACCATCATTGAATGGAGATCTAGCACTGTCGGCCAGATACCAATATTGAGCTGTATCTGCAGATTTAATAATTAAAAATTCTATTTTAAAGCCAGTATAAATAAACGGACCATCTGCCAAACCGTTCCCTTCATAACTACCAAAAACGCTATATCCTTCCACGGGGCAGAAGCAGTATCCGATTACATCGCTACCAGCTGGATTAATATAAGAACTCGATGCTACTGAAAATACATTGGAATCAGGAGCTGTGTTATTCCATACAGCAGCACTAGCTCCTTGTGCATCAGCCGTATCTAAAAACATAAAATTATTCCATGTAATACCTTCGTGACCTACTACCCAGTTTGTTGTATTAGCTAGTGACTTCGTAATAATAAATTTAGGTGCAGCAATACCATGCGCAACGGTTGCTGCTGACCCAGTACCTGTCCACTTAACAATCGAGAACCCAGCACTTGGATTGGCACGTACTGTTGATGCGATGGATGGGTAACTTATTGGCGGTGTGGCATCAGAGTCAGTGAGCATACGTCCGTTAATTTTTAATCCACTGAAAGCACCCTGGCCATTATTTTTATAAGCCCAAACATAATTAAGAGTAATAGCAGTGCCTTCGTAAAGAGTTTGCCAACCAGTAGCCGTATTACCAGTAATTACAGACGTGGCGCTGTTATATCCAGCGTCTGTTGTATAAGTACCGTTGGTATAAATTTCAAGTTTAGTTACGTCAGTTAATGCGGTATCAGGTCTAAAAACAATTGTTTTTAAAGAATCTGCTGCATATGTTTCGTTTGATCCTCTGCTGGTATCACCGTTAAAGGGTAGTGTCGCTGGATAACCTGAAAGAAAACTTTTTGTTGTAACTGTTGGTGCGTCAGCAGGTGCATCAGCGGTATAAAGATCTTCGCTCCATACTTCACTCATGTAATACACGGAGGTATTTAAGTCGCCAACAGCAACTGTTGTGTTGGAAGTCCCTCCGTTCCACGTCCAGGCTACTGCCGTATCGCCATTGGAATAGTTACCATTGTCGTATTGACCTAAAGTAAACCCATTTGCATCAAAAGATGTCAGTGTTTCTGATTCAGCTGTTGCTTCGTCAGTCAAGTTAGAAGCCAACCAATTGTTTGTACCTCTAACAGTGTCATAAAGTCTATGAGAATAACTTAGGCTCCTTGATTTTGTCCAAACGAATGAAGGGCTAAAATTCAAACCAGTAATGCTTTGCGTACTAGCGTTGCCCGTAAATAACTTTGCAATAACATGCTTACTACCATCTGCAATCGTTGGTTCAGGTAGGTTTGCGGTGCATAACGCTTTAAAATTAGTAGGTGCAGCAAAGGCCCAACTACGTTGGCCAAAGTTTGCCTCAAGTGTTGATCCGTTTGTGTAATATGGACCGGCCATAAAGTAATAACCGCCTGAATAATCTAAACCTGAATAATCAGGATTAGTACCGGCGGTAGGGTTGCCAGCACCACTGGCGTTTGTCATGTATGTTCCGTTTTTGGCAACCCAAAGCTTGCCAGCGTCAGCATCAAATGCTAAAGAAATAATATCACCAGAAGATACCGAGGAACTGTAGTCATAAATATTTGAGCCATCGCTTTGTGAGTAAAACCCAGAATCCCAGGCTTTGAATCCTTTGTCTTCAGGAGTATCAGTTACACCGCTGCCCTGTGATCCATCTCTGTTAGTTTGACTAATCCCCCAAGTGATGTACGGCTGACCATTGTTGGGCGTATAGGTATATTCCATATACCACTTGCCGCTTTTCATCGCTAAAGTTGACGCAATAATTGAGTAGGCCGTTGTACTGCTTGCGGCCTTTAGATTGCCGTTAGATAAAGACTGATTTTCGCCAAATAAAGGGTTCCAGGTCGCATAGTTCCCCACAACCTCACCGCCAACACCAGTATCTATCTGCTCTGCTATTTGTGCTGGGGAGTCACGGAGGGCGTCATCGGCAGAGCTTGAATCATTTAACTCGACAGCAGCTACGTTAGAAGCGTTGCCAACAGTAATTGAACCGGGGGAAACAGTGGTTGCAGTTGCGCTGCTAGATGACTGGCAACAAAGCAGCTTTGTGTTTGTAACGTTGGTTAGTGGAGTGGACGGTAACGCAAACGTTGTGCCACTTGGGTATAGGCAAGTTCCGTTGACTAAACGTAAATTAGAAATAACCCCATTCCAATTTTTACCGTTGGTAAAACCACCTAACGAAGAAATTCCAAAAAGATCAGACGAATCGTTGACTGAACCGGTAAACGAAGTTGAGTTCTTTTGTACTCCGTCAACGTAAAGCCTTAAAGTATTTCCGTCTCTAACAAAAGCAACGTGAACCCACTTGTTAAGCGTTATGTTTTCGCCCGAATCCACAGACGTTCCTGTGGTTCCAACATAAGCTCTAATACTAGAAGACGGCGACCCTCCCCCAACTTGTAAGGCAAAAGAAGTAGAGCTTGTAGAGCCGCTGGAATCAGCAGAACCTGCAATAAATTGCTCACTTGTGTCTCTTTTATAAACGTAAGCCTCAACAGTAAAATCGTTGCTACCTAACGTAAAATCTGAACTATCAGGAATAGTTAAATAAGCAGCGTTACTCGTACCATCAAAATTAACGCCAGGGAGTGTTTGCTCCGTTCCAGCCGTTAAGTTATTAACTGTAAAATTATTCTGATTACCACTACTGTCAGTCCCTAGCGCCGAGTCAGAACTTATATCCGAGAAATTAAGTTTGAAACCATTAGTACCATATGTCCCTTCAAAAGCCTTTGGTTGCCATACAGAATTTGAATCAAATTCTCCAAAATCAGTTGCAGCTAGGGCTTGACCTTCAATTACATGCACGTCAGCCAAGTAACCATCAAAATAATTACGTACGTCGCCTACAGAGTTAGGCTCAGCGCCTACATGATGAATTGTAGATTCACCTATCAGTAATGGAGTATTTTGAGGAAAAGGATTGTTTTGATCAAACTGTGAAAGAAGTTCGCCATTGACATACCATTTTATTTGATCCGAAAATGCACTCTGTGTCGTATCTATACTAATAACGCAATGATAAAATGCGCTGGGATCTCTGAAAAGCCGTGATGTTCTAGCTGATAAATATCCTCCTGTAGTGTCGCCGAATAAACGAATTTTATCGCTATGAGATGAAGACTCTAGATTAACTTTAAACCATCCATCAATAGCATTATTTGTCCCAAAGCTTAAAATTGTTCTATCGGTTCCCAGCTCACCAACTTTCATCCACCAAGAAAGGGTACACTTGTAAACATTAGAGCCGCTATCTGATGCTTGGCGACTTAAATAAGGGCTGTCGCCTCTAGCAAACCTTAAGGAACGCTTTTTTTCGTTGCCGTCACCAGCTCCAGCAGCTCCTATTAATAGTTGATTGATAGATCCTGGTACTGACATGTGACTCTCCTGTTTTAATTATTAAGCGCTTTGTACATCCAAAATTGTGGATGCAGTAATAACTGAAGAACTAGAACAGTAATAAATTAAAAGATCAGAACCGCTTGCCGTAGTTGTTAGCGTCGGTGCTGTTCCTCCCGCAAAAGACCACCCACCTGAGTAAGCGAGAGTACGTGAGCCTGTCCCGTCTTGATTGATAGTCACCGCACCTGCTTGACCTCCACTTGGAGATGTAGGTGCTCCTAAAGTTGAGTTACCTTGAAGAGTAACTACATGGTTATTACTAGCTCCAAAATCTAAAGTTATAACACCAGATCCTGTAAAGGTACTGATAGTTCCATAAGACTGCGACTCAACTACTAGAGTTCCACTAACAACATCACCGCCTTTAGATACTTTTGAGCTTAAGTCAGTAAGAGCAGCATTACCAGAAGCTAACGCTTGAGTTGCCCCTGCTGAAGCTGCTCCGTCAAGACCTAGTTTTGCACTATCTCCTGTACCTACAAAAATTAATCCGCTTGGAGCAGCAGCAAGTTCAACATCAAAACGTCTAGTAGAGCCATCTAATGACCCACCGCCATCTAGGCCACTACCAGCAACTAAGCTTCCAGCTGACGAACCTACAATCGAATCACCTTGAGGTAGTTCAGAAAAAAGTCCGCTAACAACAACAAGTGGGCGACGTGCAGCCATTTAAAAATCTCCCTTAAGTTAAGTATAGCCCTATTCAGTTAAGACAGTAACAGGTGCAATTTCAACGCTTAATTCAGACGAAGTAAGAGCTATCCCTACGGGAGCTAAAGCAGCGTATCCATCAGTAAGAGTAATACCGGAGGGAGCAGCTGCAGCCGTCAACTTACCCGCTTCATTTGAAACGTAGTAGTACTGACCTGGAGTCAAAGCCGTCTCATTAATTAAATTTGCTGAAGAAAGAACAGCAACATCATCCAAAATAACTCTTACAGAATCTGAGACTGAAGCAGCTTCAGAAGTAATACCTATCGCGTTGTAGTTTGTAGGATCAATTCCACTAGCAGCTGTTGCAGCTAAAACGACAGTGCCGCTGACAAAAACAGTTTCTCCTTGAATAAGGTTCTGACCAGCAATAAAATCTACAGTCGTTACTGGAGAAGTCGTTACTGAAGAACCGTTTACAAGCCAAACTTGAGTACCGTCAGCGGTAAATGAAGTAAACCTGCGATTAAAAATAGCTCTATTTGTCATAACGAAGCATCCTCGTTATTTTGCTTAGGCCAGTAGTTGTAATCGGAAGGAGATCCGCCAGAGGGGCTCGTATAAGTTACGTAATCAGCTAAGCCCGAAGTACTTGTCGTAAGACCTAACGAGGTAACTTTACTTTCAGAAGCAAGTCGAACATCTTGACGCCAAGCTCGTGCCCCACTTTCTACAGGTGTTCCGTTATCGTATTCACGAATAAGCATCCAGTCTGTAGGTGCCAACAGAGTGTTTGCAGTGTTCTTCGTGTTGCTTGTCCACAAGGTGACTAGTCCTGTGTGATCTTTAGGTATTAAAGTTCCACTAACCGACCATCCCCAGTAGAACCTTTGGTCGTAAGGTTGTGGTCCCGCTTGCTCCGTAATACCAATAGCGTTTCGATCTTGCAGAGATGAAAGTCTTAGCCAATTAGCAGGATAAAGAGTGCCACCGTGACTAAACGGTACATCAAGGGATAGTGGTTTGCCGTCGAGAATGTACACAGCAGTCAGAGGTACGGTAGCTTAAGTATAAGCCTTTTAAGGCTAGTCTTAAATTTTTAGGCGCAGCTATTGAGCCCACGCTGAACGGAAAGGGTGCGGTCACCGAGCTTGTAGATCATGACTCTTGATCGATAAAGTGAGTTTAACGGGCGCGTGCCGTTTTAAATGGATGTTCAGCGAAGGCGGCATACACATAGGTATTGCTACCATTAACAGCATTGTTTGTAGCTCTTAACTTAAAACCATTAGACAAAAAGTCTGTATCAGCGTAGTTAGATGAGGAGTATTCAGCATCGC